GCAGTCCATGTAGAAGCGTTTTGTGATTTAAACATAACACCTGCATATGGTTGCTTATTAATCTTAACACCTGCAAGATCTTCTTCGCCCATAACTGCATGCCATACTTTATACTTGTTAGTATTAGCAAGTAATACGATACAGTATTCAACATTCTCTTGTAAGAATACAGGAGATTCAAATGTGAATGTAGTAGCAGTTGCACCAGTTGCAGAGATACTTACATCAGCAGCGTTCTTAACTACTTCACCGAAAGGTGCGATACGTGCAGAAGGATAACCATTAACCATTTCTCTAATTTGAACTGTTACTGGAATGTTATCATCTTTCTCACCAAAGTAAACATCTGCTTTTGTGATATATGCTCCACCAGTTTCATCAATTAAGAAAGACTGAGCAAGTGGATCCCACCAGCCGTCTTGTACTCTTGTTCTTGTATTAGTAATAATACGACCGTCAGTTACTGCAGTTTGCTCTACTCGAGGAATACGTGTTGATAAGAATACTTCTTCTACGTTATCAATAAGACCTCTTGCAACGTATGATGCTGAAGCTTCTGTAGTATTACCTACTGTATCATTAGTAGAAGAATCTGTTAAGCGAAATACTCTTGATCCTGTTTGGAAATTAGTTGCAGTATTATTAGGTATAAAGAACGACCCTGTTACAGCTCCTGTTGCATCAGTGATAAGATTACCTGCAGTACTTGGATGTGCTGAGATTGTATTCTGACCTGTTACTACAGATGTGTCATTGTCTGACCATAAAGTATAAGATGATTCTTCTCTAACAAAACTTGATACATCTACTCCATCAAAGAATGCATAAACTCTTGTATTAGGTTTCATTCGTGTTGCACGGAAAGAGATCTGACGAGAGCGAATAAATGGTGCAATGTCAATAGATACTATTCTATCACCTTGTGTTTCAACTTGAGTAGACCATGCTAGTGCAGTAGTTGTACCTACTCTTGTTTGATTCTCTGTAGTAGTAGATGTAATAGTCCGCGATTGTCTACGGCCTCTATTACCATCTGCTGCAAAGGTCGCAAACGAAGTATTTCGTATCCAATTTCCTCTTTGTACTTGTGTACCTGTCCACTGTGTTTGCCAGTTATTCCATACTGTACCAAATGAAGTTGACTCATTGAGTTGTTCTAACATAGCGTTAGTAACACCAGAATTATCAATCGTTACTGCAGGACGTCTGCTTACATCTCTCCACTCATCTGATGAAGGAGATAGATCTACTGAACCTTGCCAAGTAAATACGTCGTATGGATTAACGTTAATAAGAGAAGATGCCTGAGCTTGCTGTACTAAAGCTTGACTTGTATACGGTAAGGTTACAAGATCACCTGTTTTTTGTATACCAGTAGAACTACTTGCATCATAACGCAATCGTGTAGATTCTTGTGAGAACTGAGGACGTAAGATTCCATCATCAGGATCGATTGCCGCCCTAAAATCAGGAGAAATAACATCTGCTACATTGTATGATTTAAAAGAATCAACTACAAAGCCGTTCTTAAATCTCTGCAAAGCACCAGTTGAATCAACAACTTGTCGATCTGAAGCTTCTTTTTCTAAGAATGATAAAGATGTGTAATATTCTAAAGTATTAATACGACGATCAAGCTTACCGATATCACGCATTGTATAGCGTTTATTGTCAAGAACAACAATCTCAACATCAGATGGCTTAAGTGTATAAGCTGGAACTAAGAGCTGGTATAGAACCATTGAATCTTTAGGATCATCTGGTAATTCTGGATCTAGAGAAGGAACACCTTCAACAACTCCGAACTCACCGTTCTTATCTAAATAAACTTTATCACGTCTATTCAAGTAATATTGAATGTCAGTAGTAAATGTTGTAGCAGGTTCTGGGCATAGTTTAGTAACTGCTCCTGTTCCTGTGAAGTTATTACCAGCATCTGATACGCGTGGTCTAAAGTCAATAGCAGAGCGAAGTTCAACTACTTCACCTGTAGCTCTAACTGTATATGAAGGAATATCCTCATATGTTATCGTATTACCATCATCGTCTGTAAGACCGGAATATGAATCTACTGAGAAGAAATCACCTGTACCGTCATGAGTAAAGAACTCATACTTAACAAGTAGACGACCAGTAGGAACAAAGTTTGTACCAGGTTTGATAGTAATCTTAGAGATACCATAAAAGTTATCTCTTTGACCGTTATCAAAGTCATAGTATTCTTTTACATCGGTATCAGTATTTGTTGCATCTGTACTAAAGTCTGCTGCCATGTATACTGCAAGCAATCGATATCCATCAGCTTTACCTAGTTGTAGATTACCTGCTTCAATCGTAGATTGAGATGTAAATGCAACTTGGTGAATATTCTGAGAACCAGACGTTGTTAATGATTTAGAGTCGTGATCAAGTGTTTTCTTGACACCTGCAATAAGCTCTACTGTTTGATTGTTATGTGCTGATAACCCAGAAATTGTAACTGACTGTGAGTTAGCAGTTATTGCAACATCACTAGAACTTATAGCGGCTATATCTCCAGCATTACTACCATTCGTTACAGCAAGAATCCAGTTGTCTGTATCAAATGGCTCGAATAATTCAGTAGATCCTGATGTGCTAAACGTTGCCTCTCCAGCTGATACTGTATCTGCAGGAAATTTCTTATTAGAAAAATAGACGTAATTAAAGTCACCAGTGCCATCATCACATGTTTTAACACGATTGAATGGTAGTGCAAATACTAACGTATTTCTATTTGGTTCATACAGAACTGCTTTTGAGTTAACAAGTGTTACGTCACCTGAAAATGTAGTACTCATTTTAACTGATTTAATTTGAGAAATTTGTGCGCTAGCAGCTAATTCAATATCAAATAAGTATAATTTATAGTCAGTTCCATCTTTTTCAATGCTACGAACTCGTGCAAATCCTAAACCAGTTCCTCCTCCAGAGACAGCACTGTGAAGACTAATTTGGTTGTAAGTAATAATATCAGGTATACCTTCAACAGTAGAAGCAGTTAGCCTAATATAATTACCAACAAGAGAAGATACAGAAGCACCTTCAAATAGTGCAGCTTCACGCGACTTATTAATTGATAAGTTTGTGGTGGCTAATGTTTCAATCTCATAACCACGAACATATGCTTTAGAAGGTTCAATAGCAGCTACTAATTTAGTTGCGTCACCTGGTGTATTAACATCAGTATCTTCTTTCATAGTTGCACGGAATGGGCGAACGGTGTAATCACCTGATTCATCATACGTACGACGTGCAAGTGTATCTTCGATTACTGAGTAATCAGTTTCTCTTACTTGCTTTTGAATCTTACCATTAACAACACGTAGTAATAACAAGAAATTATCAATTGTTGCACCAAAATTAGCTTGTGTTTTTAAAGCGGTTTTAATAGAATATCTGTGTGCACCAGGAGCGGCATAGTTAGGTGTACCTGTTGCGTTATCATTTAGGGTATTATCTTCTGCAGAAGTAGATACTGATTCAGTAATTTCTAAACCAACATCAAGTGATACGTCATTTGTATATTTAGAAAGTACAAGAGTTTCAGCTTTAACAATTACAAAGTGACCTCGAATAAAATAAATTCCGCTTTCAAGTTGTACGATAGCACCTTGACCAGTTGGAGCAGTAGCTGCTACTGTTGCTGTAGCTGTTCCAGCATCGTATGATGATGAACTTTCATTCCAAATTTGTTCTGTAAGAGTATCATTTGCACTAAATACTTTATCTGTATTCGTTGCTCCGTTAGAGTTTTGATAAACTACATAGAATGTATCAGGATCTGAAGATACTGCAGCAACTGCTTTAATAATTTTAGCTCTAAGTCCATCGCTGTTTGCGTATTCTTTGCCTACAAGAGAATCACTTACAGTTGCAGATGAAGCAGATAGCTTAACGTAGTCAGCATAGTTATTATAGGCGTTACCACCTGGAATTACCATAGCTCCTTCTTTGAACATATGGTTACCAAACTGAGTAGTTTGATTTTGCAGTATTGACTGAAGCTGTGTTAGCTCTCTAGCCTGTACAGCAATTCCTGGACGAAAGAGTACCTTATGATATTTTTCCTTAGGCGAGAGTGTATCTGTTCCCGCTTTTAGGAAGTCATCGTAGTATGGATCTACGTTAAACTTAATTGCCATTATTATTTTTCCTTAGAATTCAAGTACGAGTTTTACTGTTTCGATTTGGTCATCAGCTCTATTAACCGCAGTACGATTTTCAAGGAAGATAACTTCTCCTGAATCGTGTTCTACCCCTGGGTTACCTACAGCTGTTACATTTCGTGCAGTATTACTTGTACCATCGATTTTAACGTTATCACTTGTAGTAAATGCAGTAAACCCTGAAGTTTCATCTTGGTGATAATATAAAATGCCGTTTGTTGCATCATAATCATCAATAATACCTTTAGCTCCAGTAGAGCTACCAACAATTACTGAGTCATTTGTAAATTCACCAGCTGCAGGAGGACCTGATAGTGTCAAGCTATATGTTGCTCGCAATGAACCGGCAGATGCCACTGTAGTTGTTCCATAGTTAAATGGATTACGAATAAGTCCTAACTGACGGAATTCGTTACCAGTAATAAATGTATCATTCTCATCACCAGTTAGTGATTGGTTTACTGTAATGTAATGTGCTCGAAGATCTTGGCGAGGATCGTATCCAAATCCATTCCTAGGTCCTAAGATCGCTCTAGCAGTTGCACCTGAACCAGAACCATCAGAAGCAATTACTACTTTTGCTTTTGTATATCCTGTACCTGGAGCACTAATTAAGAGTCGAGTAATAACTCCACCTGCTACTGTTACATTAGCATCTACTACTGTAGCACCAGTTCCATCACCGCTTATTGTTACAGTAAAGTTATCTGATGCAGAGTAACCTGTTCCGCCTGCAGTAACTTTAACATTATAAATTGCACCGTCTATTGCAGCTTGTTTAACTGCCCACTGGTCTTGAAGAGCCTGAGCTGATGCAGCGCCTGGGTCAGATGTAATATCTTGTGCTGGAATAAATGCAGAAGTTAAGAATTTATTTGCTGCAGTTGTTGATAGTGTATAGAGATATTTCCAAATGTAACCATCAGAAGCACTATTATCAATAACACCTGCTACAGTAACACCAGTATTATCTGGATTCGTGGTAGAAGCACCAGGACCAGCCTTTAAACAAAGCATGATATGATTGTTATCTGTAATAACATAGAATTTCTTAGATTCTAGTGTAGCATCACGATCATCATATTCTGCATATGTTGTACCTGAAATCCACTGATAACGTGGAGCAGCAAACTGCAAATCAGTAGTAGCTAATTTCTTAAGCGATGTCATATTCTGCCATACGTTCGTAGTATGAGAATATGTGTTATCGAAAGGTGCGTCCGGTGTGTTGTCATCCGTCCACGGAGAAGAGCGGCCAACAAACAAATAATAATTGTTCGCTGCCGCTTCAATGTCGGCTACAAACTGCTTAGCAGCTCTTAGCCTAAAGTTTTGTGTTACAATGGCGGCCATTGATTTTGACTCCTATTAAATGTCTGATACAGTAATCTCTGCTGTAGCGTTTATGTCTATTGTTCTATTTATAGCCTCAGAAATGGTGTAATTCGCGAAATTAGAATTTGGATTAGGCAATAAGAACTTTAAATCTTCTAAGTATTGTTTAGGCCCAATCTTATTAGATTGACGTGTATTATCATTAATGATTTGTTCAGTAAAGTATACTGTTGCTAAATCAGCAGTATAACCAAGATCTGAACCAACTACTCCATGACCAGTACGAGTTGCAATTACCTGAGCATTAATCTCAACTGGAGGTATAATAATTGGAACTGGAAGACCAGCACCAAGCTGCAAACCAGGTTGATTAAACGGAGTTACCGTTCCAGCCTGATTCTTTTCAAGTATCTCAATGAAGAGAAGAATCTCACCAAAGAAAATAAATCCGGCTGGGTGTACCAACCTATTAAATGCGTTTTTCCACTGGTCAATGTTTGCACCAGTCTTAAGAATATATGAGAACTTCTGATACTTAAATGAATCTTGAATTCTCTTATCATCAGATACAAAAGATCGTGATGTTGATCCAGAACCTGAACGGTATACTTTAACTACATCTCCATCTGATAATGCTGGAGTAAACGTAAGTTTATACGCCAATGTTTGCGTAATACTATCTTCATCTTCAGGATCATCATCAGTATATGTTCTAAAATATGTACTTGACTTCCAAGTGTTATTTAATACACCGTTTACAAATACGATTGGAGTATTGTATAACAACCAAAAGTTATTATCATCTTGCCCTGATACTTCTGATGTTGTGCCTGATACTGTAAAAGTATTTGTTGGTTGATAATTACCAGGATTTGCTTTAACATCTGCAGCAAAATCATTCCA